TGCGCACGCCGCCGGCCCGGTGATCGCCGACGCCGCCGGCCCGGTGCTCACCGTGGTGGACGAGCTGCGCCGCGACCACGTCCCGGTCGTCGCGCTGCGCACCGCCGACTTCACCGCCGCGTGCGCCGCGCTGCTGGACCGGATCGGCGACCGCACCGTGGCGCACCGCGGCGAACCGGCGCTGGACGCCGCCGCCGCCGGCGCCGGGCAACGACCGGTCGGCGACGGCTGGGCCTGGTCCCGCCGGTCCAGCTCGGCCGACGTCTGCCCGCTGGTCGCCGCGTCGCTGGCCGTCTGGGGGCACGTCCACCGCCCCGTCCACGTCCGGCCCGCCGCCTACGCCGGCTAGGTTCTCGAGAATACGTACCAAGGTCTGTAGCAGGCGACACGCCGGGTGATGACCCGAAAACGGGCGGTAACCCGATAGTTGGCTGTCGGTGTCGTGACATGGTGTTACACCCAGCACATGCCGCGCCTGGTCGTCCGGTTGGACTGCTCCGCCGAAACCGCGCTGGCCGTGTGCCAGCGCTGCCGGTGGCGGGCCGGGCCGACCACCCGGGAGACCGCCCGGGTGCTGGCCGACCGGCACCGCGACGCGGTGCACCCCGGCGCCGCCGCGTCCCGGGCGGCCCGCTGTGACCCCGCCGGGACGCTGTGATGGGGGTGGCGTACTGGTTGGGCCTGGGCAAGGCCACCGCGCTGGCGCTGTCGGTGCCGCCGGCCCAGGTGCTCTCCCCGTGGACCGACGACTCGTTCCTCGAGCGGGTGCTGGTCCCCGATCTGTGGCCGGTCGGGACGCCGGCGCCGATGACCCGCGGCGAAGCCATGCAGGTGCCGGCGGTGGCCCGCTCGAGGCACCTGATCGCGGCGACGGTGGCCCGGCTGCCGCTGCAGGTGCTCCGCGGCCCGGACCCGATCCCCGACCAGCCGTACTGGTGCTACGGCACCGACGGGCAGCTGGGCGACCTGACGGCCGACGACCGGGCCCGGCTGGGCCTGTACACCGGTCAGTCGCCGTGGCAGCGGATGCTGGGCACCGTCGACGACCTGCTGTTCTGCGGCTGGTCGCTGTGGCTGGTCACCCGGTTCACCGCGCCGGACCAGGCCGGCCGCCGGCTGCCGGCCCGGCTGGTCCACCTGCCCTATGGCTCGTGGGACGTGGACGCGCAGGGCCGGTTCACCGACCTGGACGGCCGGCCGTTCCCGGACGGCGCCGTGCTGCTGATCCAGGGCCCGCACGAGGGTGTTTTGACGTTCGGGGCCCGCAGCATCCGGGCCGCCGGCACCCTGGAGGCCACCGCCGCCGACGTCGCGCAGCGGCCGCTGCGGTTCGAGCTGCACCAGACCTCCGAGCTGACCCTGTCCGACGCGGAACGGGCCGGGATCATCGCGGCGACCCGGGCCGCGCTGTCCACCAACGAGGGCATCCTGTTCACCAACTCCGCGATCGAAACCAAGACCCACTCGATGGATTCGGCGGAACTGCTGATCGGCGGCAGGAACGCCGCCGCGCTGGACGTGGCCCGGCACATGAACATTCCCGGCGCCATCATCGACGCCACCTCCGAGGGCGCGTCGCTGACCTACTCCACCCAGGAATCCAGGAATCAGCAGTGGCTGGACTACGGCCTGACCGCCTACCTGGACGCGATCGCGGCGGCCCTGTCGATGGACACGGTGCTCCCGGCCGGGCAGCGCACCGCTTTCGACACCTCCTCTCTGACAACCACTCTGGCCCCCGTCACGGGCCCGCCGACGAAGGACTGACAACGATGCGCCTGCAACTGGTGGCCCCGTCCGCTCTGATCACCGCCGCCCCCGCCGACCCGGCCGACCGGGTGCTGTCCGGGCTGGCGCTGCCGTACGGCGCCGACGGCCGCACCTCCGCCGGGCTGGTCCGGGCGTCCCGCGGGGTGCTCCGCTGGCCGGACGACCTCCGCCGGGTGAAGGTGTTCGCCGGGCACGACCGGGACCGGCCGATCGGCTACCTCACCGCGATCGCCGATACCGACGCCGGCCTGGCGGTGTCGTTCCGGCTGGCGAACACCCCGGACGGCGACGCCGCGCTGCTGGAGGCCCGCGAGGGCACCCGGGACGCGATCAGCGTGGAACTGGAAGACGTGGAACTGTCCGACGCCGGCGATGTGCTGGCCGCGGAACTGGTCGGCCTGGCGCTGGTGCCCATGCCCGCGTTCTCCGACGCCCGGCTGGCCGCGGAAGACACCGCCCCGCCGGCCCCGCCCGACCAGGACGACGACGACGAAGACGAAGACGAACAGCAGCCCGAATCCGACGACCTGGAGGCCACCGTGCCCGACACCACCACCACCCACCCGTCGGCGGCGCTGGCCGCCCGGGCCCCCGCCGACCTGGCCGCGTCCCGCGGCGGCCGCCGCGGCCTGCTCACCCTGGACGCCGCCGCCGCCCAGGTCGCCGCAACGTTCCGGGCGTCGGACCGGTCCGCCGCCGCCCTGACCGCGGCGCTGGCCAACATCACCCCGACGTCCACCGGCTCCGCGAACACCGCCCCGCCGCAGTGGCTGGGCGAGGTGTGGACCCCGGAATATCTGCACCTGGACTGGGCCAACGCGATCAGCACCGGCGTGCTGACGTCGATGACGCTGACCGGCTGGAAACGGCTGCCGCCCGGCCCGGTCATCTCCCCGTACGCCGGGGACAAGGCCCCCATCCCCACCGACGGCACCCTGGGGTTCGGGCCGGTCACGGTGAACGCGCACCGGCACGCCGTCGGCGCCGACTTCGACCGCATCTGGATCGATTTCGGCGACGAGTCGGTGATCACCACCTGGCTGCGGCTGGTCGCCCAGGACTACGCCAAGAAACTGGACGCCGCGATCGGCGCCGCGATCCTGGCGGAGGCCACCGACGGCGGCACCGCCCCGAACGTCATCGCCGCGGTGTCCCAGGCCGCGCAGACACTGAAGTCGGCGGGCGCGTCGGTGTCGTTCATCGGGATCGCCGCCGACCTGTACGCGCAGTACCTGGCGATCACCACCGCGGAGGCGCCGTGGTGGCTGGCCGCCAGTTCCGCGGTGGACCTGGCCGGCACCTCCGCCAGCGTGAACAACCTCCGCATCTTCGAGTCGCCGACGCTGCCGGCCGGCACCGTCACCGCCGGGGACCGGCGGGCCGCCACCCAGTACACCCCCCGCGGGAACCCGTTCACCGTCCGCGCGGTGGACCTGGCCAACGGCGGCATGGACGTCGGCGTGTTCGGCTACTCCGCGGAACTGGTCAACGACCCGCTGGGCATCGTCACCGTCACCGTGGTCACCGTGCCGTGACGTCCCCGTACACCCCGCAGTGGCTGGACCCGGCCGACGTCAAGGCCTGGCTGAAGACCCACGCCGGCCTGGACCCGGCCGACGACGCGCTGGTCGCCGCCTGCTGCGCCGCGGTGGAGCCGCAGGTGCAACGGTCCCGGCCGGACCAGTACCCGACGGTGAACCCCCTGGCCCGCGGCGGCGGGCGGGTCGTTGGGGGCCTGCTCGCCGCCGCCCCGTACACCCCCGACGCGGAGGTGTACCAGGCGGCGGTGATGCTGGCCGCCGGGCTGTTCCGCCGCCGCAACTCCGTCGGCGGCAAAGAGACGTTCGGCCAGTCGCTGGTGGTGTCGGTGTCGCAGAGCGACCCGGACATCGGCCGGGCGCTGCGCTGGCCGCCGTGGCATGTCCCCGGGGTGGCCTGATGGACCTGTCCGGCGCCACCCAGGCGGTGGTGGACCGGCTGCTCACCGCCGGGATCGCCGCCACCGCCGACGAACGGGACGTGAACCCCCCGTGCGTGTTCGTCGCCCCGCCGACGGTGACCTGGCGGTTCCGCCGCGGCGACTTCGACGCCCGGTTCGCGTTGTGGGCGGTGGTGCCCGACTCCGGCCGGAACATCGCCCTGGCCAATCTGGGGCCGCTGGTCACCGCCGCCGCGGAGGCCCTGGACCTGCAGGTGGTCACCGCCGAATCCGATGACCTGTTCGTCCCGGACCGGTCCGGGCCGCTGCCCGCCTACCGGATCGTGTTCACCCAGAAAGTCCGCGCCCAATCGGAGGTAACAACGTCATGACCGCACCCGCCTACGCCGGGCCCGTCCAGTTCGGGCCAGGTTCGCTGTTCGTCGGCTCGGCCGGCGCCGAGGTTGATTTCTCCTGCCTGGTCAATTCCGCGACGCTCACGACGTCGGTGTCGACCACCGATCCGGTGACCAAGCTCTGCGGGACGCAGTTCCCCGGGTCGTCCACCTACACCGCGGAACTGGCCGGGAACGTCGACGTCGACGCCGCCGTCGACGCCGGCCTGTTCCAGCTGGCGTCCGAGCACGCCGGGGAGATCCAGTCGTTCCGGTTCATGCCGTCCACCGCCGGCACCCTCGAGGCCCGCGGGAATGTGGTGATCATGCCGGTTCCGTTCGGCGCCGGCGCCTACGGCGACGACCTGGCCGGCGACTTCACCTGGGCCACCATCGGCGACATCTCGTTCTACCGGGACGGCGCCCTGGTGTGGGTGCAGAACATGAAAACCCGGTCCGGGCAGCTGCCGCCGACCACCGACCCGACCGGCGCCACCGCCGGCACCCCCGGCACGTTCACCCCGCCCGGCAGCACCGTCCCGGCGGACCTGGCCGCGTTGACCGCGATCAGCCCGCCGGTCGCGGCGTCCCCGACCACCGCCTGGACCACCGGGGAGTACGTGAACCTGGGCACCGGCTCCGCCTACTGGGACGGCGCCGCCTACGCCACCGGGATGGCGCCCTGATGCCCGCCACCGTCCGCGGCGGCGACCGGCTGGCCGCCACCCTGGACGCCGCCGCGACCCGGATCGCCGAGATGCCCGCGGCGGTGCACACCAGGGCCGGGCAGCTGGTCGCCAGGGCCGTCGCCGCCGCCGCGCCCCGCCGGTCCGGGGTGCTCGCCGCATCGTTCGTCGGCCGGGCCGGCGGCGGCGGCGCCCAGGTCACCTCCCGGGCCCGGTACGCCGGGTACGTCAACTACGGCACCCGCAGGATGCGGGGCCGGCGCTACGTCGACGCCGGCCTGGACGCCGCCGCCGACCCGGTCGCCCAGGTGTACGCCGACGAAATCGACCGGGCCCTGGGCCACGTGAGGGGGGCCTGATGTCGGATCGGAAATGGTCCCAAGACGTGTGGTCGGTGCTGATGGACGACGGCACCGAATTTCTGAACGTGCCGATCAACCAGGCCGACAAGAACAGATGGCCGCCGGTGGCGCAGAAACACGGCTGGACCACCGACGAGTACCGCGGCTACGGGGTGCAGTTCTTCATCTGGGCGGCGCTGAAACGCCGCGGCGACATCGGCGCCATGGACTTCCCCTACTTCCTGGACCACATCGCCGACTGGGACAAGGAAGACCCGGCGGAGGCGGGCCCTACCCCGCCGGGCACCTAGCCCGGCTAGCGCTGACCCTGGCCCTGGCCTACCCGGGCACCACACCCACCTACTGGCTGGAGGCGGAAGACGTGCTGATCGTGACCGCCCTGGACGTGCTGGAGCAGCGCGCCGCCGCGCAGGGCGGCCGCCGTGGCTGACCATTCCGCGAACCTGCTGATCGAGATCAACACCAAGGTGTTGGGCGCCGCCGCGGTGTTCGGTTTCGCCAAGGACATCGTCGGCGCCGCGTCCGACATGGAACAGTCCATCGGCGGCGTGGACGCCGTTTTCAAGGACAACGGCAAGGCCATCCACGCCTGGGCCGAAACCTCCGCGCAGGCCATCGGATTGTCCAAGAATTCGTACAACGAACTGGCCACCCTGATCGGGTCGCAGCTGAAGAACGCCGGCGTCTCCATGGACGACCTGGCCCCGAAAACGAACCAGCTGATCAACCTGGGCGCCGACCTGGCCGCCCAGTACGGCGGCTCCACCGCCGACGCGGTGTCGGCATTGTCGGCCGTGCTCAAGGGCGAAACCGATCCCATAGAGCGCTACGGGGTGTCGATCAAGCAGGCCGACATCGCCGCGCAGAAAGCCGCGATGGGCCTGTCCGGGCTGACCGGGGAGGCCGACAAACAGGCCACCGCGCAGGCCACCCTCGCGTTGTTGACGATGCAGACCGCCGACGCGACCGGCGCGAACGCCCGGGAGGCGGACACCGCCGCCGGGAAACAGGCCCGGCTCACCGCCGAGATGGACGACGCCAAGGCGGTGATGGGCAAGTCGCTGCTGCCGGCCTGGTCCGCGGTGATGGACGTGATGGGCAAATTCATCCCGATCGTCACCCCGATCGTGTCGATGCTCGGCGACCTGGCGTCGATGATCGCGGGCCTGCCCATGCCGCTGTTGGCCGCGGCCGCCGCGTTCGGGGTGTGGATGAAGTGGGGCAAGGACATCACCGGCACCTTCAAAACCATCGTGGACTGGACGAAAAACCTCGGAAAATCGTTCTCCTCGATGGGTTCGTCGCTGGCCATCGGCGGCGCCATCGGCGTCGCGGTCGCCGCGTTGGGCGTCATCGTGCAGGCGTTCCAGAACGCCTCCAAGCACGCCGACTAGTTGCGGGACAAGAACAACGCGCTGGCCGACGAACTGGTCAAGACCGGCGGCCAGTGGACCAAGTCCGCCGACGAGATGCAGCAGGCCCAGTTCAAATCCTCCGACGCCTGGAAACTGGCGCAGCAGGCCGGCATCTCCTACGGCGACGCGCTGGACCTGGCCACCGGGAAGATGAAGGACACCGCCAAGGCCGACGAACTGCTGGGCCGGGCCAAGGGTTTCACCTCGCTGTGGGACCGGATCACCAACTCCAACGCCGGGGAGGCGTTGAAAGACCTCAACGGAGGCCTGGCCGACCAGGCCACCCAGGTCGGCAAGACCGCCGCCGAGATGGTCAAGTACAACAACGAACAGTCCGACCTCGCCGCCCGGCACAAGGCCGGCGTCGACGCGCTCACCGCCCTGTCGTCCGGGCTGGTCGCCACCGCCGCGTCGGCCAAGGCCGCCGCCGACGCCGCCGCCAAACACGCCGCCGAACAGCAGAAAGCCAACCTGGCGCTGTTCGACGCGGCCAAGGCCCACGCGGAGGCCGCCGCGTCCGCCACCGCCCTGCAGAAAGGACTGGACGCCGACGCCACGTCCGCGGACACCGCCAAGAGGTCGATCGACGGGCTGACCCAGATCCTGGACGTGCTGTCCGGCCGGAACCGCACCGCCGACGAAACCGCCGCCGCGCTGAACCAGTCGTTCATCGACATGAAGTCCACCGCGGAGGCCGCCGCCAAGGCCCACGATTTGAACAAAACCGCGCTGGTCGGCTGGAACGTGGCCGCCCTGACCAGCAACAAAACCGGGCAGGACGTCTACAAGTCGCTGACCGGGGTGGCCGACGCCTACACCAAGTCCACCGCCAACGCCTGGTCCAACGCCGCCGCCACCAAAGGGGTGGAGGGCGCGAACAAGGCCGCCAGGTCGGCCGCCACCGACGCGCACGCCGCGTTCCTGAAGCAGGCCGCCGGGCTCGGGCTGAACCAGCAGGAAGCGGAGAAGCTGGCCCAGAAACTGGGCGTGCTGAACGGCACCAAGCTCACCGACAAAGAAATGAAGATGCTCGCCGACGACAAACAGGCCCAGGCCGCGATCAAGAAGTACAACGACGCGAAAACCCCGGACAAGAAGGCCAAGATCATCGTGGACGCGAACACCGCCGCCGCCGACGCCGAACTGGAACGGCTGCAACGCGCCAACTACAAGGCCACCCTGCAGGTCACCGTCCAGCAGACGGTGAAACAGCAGGTCGCGCAAGGGTTCACCGGGTGGGGCCCGACGAAGTCCGCCGGCCCGGCCGGGTACGGTGCGCCGCTGCCGGCCGCGTTCAGCGTCCCCACCCAGGCCGTCAATTTGGGCACCGCCCACGTCACCGTCCCGGCCCCGGTGACGATCAACGTCAACGGCGCGCTGGACCCCGACGCGGTGGCCCGGCAGATCGGCCGGCTCACCACCACCCGGGCCCGCCGCACCGGCGGCGTCCGGATCGGCAACGCGGCGGCGGTGCTGTGACCGCCGCGTGGGCCACCCCACTGTCGGTCGCCGCCTACATCGACG